TAACCTTTGCCATTGACTGCTCAAAGTCCGCAGCTAGTTTAACAGATGCAACTCCAACCAAGCTAAGTGGAACTGTCAAAGAACGTGTCATTGACTGTCCTAGTGACTTCATTTTGCGGCTTGTCCTGCGCATCTCACGCTTGACATTCTGCATATCGGTACTGAACTTTTTAAGGTTAGCACCTATCGCAATGTTTATTCTGTTCTTAGCCATCTAGCCCTTTTTTAGCTTTAAAGTTGTCAATTATATCCTTCATTTGTTCAAAGTCAGTACCCTCCCAAGGGAATCGAGCAATTTTCTCTAATGGTATTTGCTTTTTTGGAACGTTCACTTGAACTATCCATCTTGCAATCCATCGGGCTTGCTCCCAACCCGTTTGGTAATCTCGCTCGTCTCGATCAGCTTTCGCCTTTATAGCTATACTGAACTCTCGCAATGTCAAATTATAATAATCTGGGATTGACCAGTAACTAGCTTGCTGAACTACCCAATCCCAGAAAATTATTTTTTTTTAGCGGTTGTTTTTTTGTCTGCCCCATTGACTTTCTCCATTAAGGACTCCATCTGAGACGTCATAATTTCGCTAACCTTTGAGATGCAACTTGGGTCATCATCAACCAGGTTTATAACTTCATTTTCTGTTATTCTTTCATCGCTTTGCTGCTGACGATAGCCAGCATTAATAGCAATGGGCAGAACCGTTAAAACAAGTGTCATAATACCTACTTGGTCAATGTGTTCAATAGACTTTCCAGTCTTAGACTCAATTGCACTCAACCCACTTATTGTTAATCTAAATGGGTAATCATTTCCGTTAATTGTGATGGTATTCATAATCTATTAAGATACTGTGCCTTTAGTTACTGTTCCAGTTGGCTTCAATGATACTTCAAAACCTACTGCCGTATCCATTTCTGCTGTTCTGTTTAAGCTAGTAACAAAAGCTGTATAACTATAAGTTACGTCACCAGATACTGTACTTGCTACTAATACTGTTACTGAACTACCAGCCGCGTAAAGGTCATACAAGTCCTCATATCCGTATGTTGCATCTTCTGCAAAGTAACCACTTGCTGAGATTTCGCTACCTCGTAAACCTGCGATTACTTCTTCTTGACTTGATGAGTCTTTTGTAGTTACGTCAATCGGACTCATTGAGTGAGACTCACTATGTTGTAATGCGTGTGTTAAAACTGTGCCACCGAAAGATATTTCTAAAATATTTCCGTTGAATTTTCCTGCTGTTGCCATTATTCGTTTTCGTTTTCTTTAATTTGTTTAAGTTGTGTTTCATCGGTAGTTTCAGTTTCATCACCTACTACCTCAAAGTCTTTATACGGATGCCCTTCGTGAACACTTATAATAGTGCCTTTGGCTATCTTTTTCCCGCTTGGCTTTTTATGTGCCTTTGTTAGTCTTATTTTCATTTTATGTGTATTTATACCAAATTATGTACCCTTGTAAGGTGTAATATGCTCTCGTTTCTGGATCATAGTCAACACTACTTTGACTGTCAAACCTCGCACGGCTAAAATCAAAACCCGTGTAGCTTCCAGTTGCTAAATCTAGTGCTTCCCGTGCTGCATCAGCTATCTCTATCGCTTCATTGTAGCCACTTGCATAAATGTCTACCTCTAGCAATAAGTCACCGATATTATTAGCTTGCTTGTCTGGTGTAGGTATTTGACCGCTTCGATTAAACACGATATAAGGAAGTGAACCATTCTGCGGAGCAATTCCACCGTAGATGTTACTACACAAATCAGTTAAATTACTGTTTGCTTTCAAAATATCCCCTATTGCATCTTCAAATGTCATCTTACTACTTCAAATCCTAGTTTGCGCTCTTTGTGTTCCAAATATTTCTTAACCTCTGCACTCATTTTGTTGCCTATAATCGTTTCAACAAACGAAAATGTGCGCTGCATATAGTGGTAGTTTTTATTGCTCTTTTTTATGTTGCCAGTTGCGTAGTTTACAAAGTATCCGTAGTAACCAGACCCCTCTGCTTTTTTAGCTTGTGGACCAATGTACACCGTTGCACCTTCTTTGTTACGCCCCGTAAATATCTTAATGCTTCTTCGTAGGTTTCCTGGTTTATATTTTATGTTGTTGTTTCGGTGATACGTTACAGTTCTTTTTGCGTCTTTTATTTGCCGCTTCATTATCTGTTGCGGCTGCTTTGCTTGCCTTCTAAATATCTTTAGCAATTCACGTCTTTTAACGCTATCTTCTAGCTTTTGAATGCTATTAATAACCTCGTCAAAACCTTGTATGTCAATGCTAAAATTCATTAATACTTGGTTATCGTTTCAATCTCCAAACGTTCTCTGCCTAATTCTCTAATGCCTCGTATCTCGTATGTAACACCATCTAGCAATAGTTGATCCTTTAACGTCAAACCTAAAACTGGTCTTGAAGTTTTCCAAATCGTATATCTATCGCCAGTATTCTTGTCTTGTTCCATGCCCTCAGACACTCTTTTATCTTGCTTGCTCATGTAGCATTTCTGCCACTCGGCAAATGTCTCAACGGGCGCATGACTCGCATCGCTTGTCACCGTTGGTCGCATAATTGTTACTAGCCGTGTATATCTACCAATATCCCACATTATCCAAAGTCCTTCAAACTATTATTTGCTAGTATCATGTCAACGCTCTGTGGTATCTTATTCTCGTTTACGCTCATTCCAGCCGTTTGACTGTTACGGTTGTTAAACGAATCCGCTACCAATATCTTTAAGCAATGTATCAAGTCATCTGGTATATCAAATTGATTCAGGTAACCAGCCGTAAATGCTATTTCTATCGCATCGTATCGGTTGTCTTGCAAGGTTGGTTTTTCTAAAAACTTTATTCTTGCAAAATTACCTTTGATTGAATAGAAATAATCTGTGCCATCTACCATCGTTTGCTGCATTCCATCAGCATCGTAATACTTGATACTATCAAGTGACGTTATTGGGTGCATCTTTATTTTTATGTCACAATCGTCTTTGTAATTGCGGTAATCCCGGTAATAGTGGTGATTGTAGCTATATTCTCCGTTGTAGTTATTCCAGTCATCCAAATAAGCCGTATAGCTTGCACTTTGTATAACTTTCCAAGTACGTTGGAATATGAACTCACAAGCCGAATCAATATAGCTAGCCACTAGGCTATTCTCATCGTCATAACCTAATAACCTTAGATGCGTTTTAACGGCTTCTAATCCTATTGCTAACCCTGCTGGCTTCTGTGTTCTTACTATTCTCATATCGCTTTAAAATAAGGGGCTAGGCTTTTCAGCTTCGCCCCCATCACATTTATTACCTACTTCTCAGTTTTCGCTTTTCTACCTCGTTTCTTTTCGGCTTCAATAGCTTCCGCAAATCCTAACTCGACTAGTTCTTTTCCTAGCTTGTCAGATACTTCCGCTTGTTGACCTTTATAAGCCAATACGCCAAATTGAAACAATGGTTGTTTTGCTATTACTTTCATTATGCAGTCAATGAAGTGAATTTAACAAATGCAGCACCCTGAACTAGTGACCAGTCAACGTTAGAGTTCACTACCAATCGTACTTGGTCATTTCCTGCTACTGTGTAAGGATCAACCAAGATGTTGAGACCACCCCAACGTCCAAAGTGAACTCTTGAGAAGTCTCCGAAGATACCATCTCCGCTTGTGCCAGCTACCTTAGTTGCACCAGTTGTGAAGAATGCGTTCATTCCGTTAATTGTGTATCGGTTGTAACCACCCTCTGTAATTGTTGGAGTGATACCAGCTACATTCACACCAGCTAATGCATCAGCAATTAACTCAGTTGAAAGAATGTAAGAGTGATTTCCAGTCAATCCGTGATCGTTAGCAACGGTACGCATTGCACTCAACAAATCCTTTGGTACTGATACGCCGTAAGAGTGTGCAGCCTCCTCAGTAAATGTCAATACTCCAGATGTCGCAGCTAGTGCGCCTGGTGCATTTGATACGCTTGAAGTTGCAAACATAGCCGTGTTAATCAACTCAGCTTCTGAACGTCCTAAATCAGTCATTACTGCATTCATTGCAGCCGTTCCATTTTGTGCTAGAACTCGGTTAGATACATCTACGTACCCAGTCAAACGTACTGGTGCAAGTGTGTCCTTAGTGAAGTTTGCACCACCATCAGCAGCAGCACTATTCTCAGCAGTTGCCCATGCAAGTGTTTGCTTAGCAGTTACTGGCAATTTCATGTCACCTGACAAACCAGTATAAACATTGATACCTGGTACGTTAGCATATACTGCATTCTCACGTAGTGCTTCAGTATATCTTCCAACAGTTACTGGCTGAATAGCTGAAGTAGTTTGGTCGATGTCAGTACGTTTCTCTGTGTACTTGCTAGGGATTACAATGCGTAAACCTCCAGATTGAATACCAGCTTCACGTGCTTCATTAACACCCTCGCCAATCAATTCTGCTTCTGCTCCATCCAATCGTCCTTTTTTAGCCAAATCTCTAACCGCTTTGCCCATGTCGAAAGAACGTAGCATAGTGTTTTCGTCTTTGCTAGTTTCTTGCGTACCTTGTGCTGGGTTGAAGTTTTGACCTTGTCGGCTTGCAACATCTTTAATTGCTGCTTCTCGCTTTTCTGCTTTTTCAATGTCATCAGAAAGTGTCTCCATACGCTCAACAAGGCTATCAAATTCCGTAGCATCTGCTTCGGTCATTTCTGAACCTTCGTATTTCTTGCGTAATTCCGTGATCTGAGAATCTACTGTAGATCGCTCCTCACGTAGTTGTTTTGAATTTTTCATTTAAATTTTCGCTCTTAATTGTTTGTATTTGCGTTCTGTGTCCGTTACAGACCGCATATCTTCTTTTTTCTCAGCTTCTTTTGCTGATTCTAAATCTCTTTTTGCTACCGTTGTGTCTGGGTAGGCTGGTACCGTTACTGGTCCTAACTCAATAAGCCTTTCCACTTGCTTAATAGTACGCTCATCCATTCCATCTTCGCCCTTTTTCCATTCCGTGCCGCTTTCTGCCACCGTGAACATGAAACTAGACCCTTTTACGTTGCCTACTCGCACGTTTTCTAACAAGTCATTGCCAGCCGTTGTATTGGGTGCTTCAAATTCATATCGTAGCCCGTAATCGTCAACCGACAATCGCAAAGTATCAGAATCTGCTCGTGCCAGCACATTGTTAAAATCATGGTTGAATGTTGCTATTACACCTGACATATCTACATTGTCAAATGCAGTTCGCTCCATTTTCTCTCTAAACCAGCCTAAATTACTAGACCATTTGTTGAATACTGCACCGTAGCCAGTAATTGTACGGCTTTCCGTGCCATCCTCGTTCATTCGTATTTCTATTGCGCTTTCAAACGCTCGTTTTTCTGTATTACTCATTTCCCCCTCCATTATTAGGTTTATAATCGTCTCTTTCGTTAAAAGGTACTTGGTTATTTATGCTTAATAGGTAGTCATCAATACCACCTTGTAAATCTTCGAAATTTCTTGCTTCGCTAGGCTTTAACCAACTATTCTGTATGCCTTTTGCGTAGAACTCACCACGTGCTGCCATGTCACCTCGCATCAAACCATTAACGTCATAACGCCATTTGTATCTCATGCGCTGATCTTCTCGCAGTAGCTTTTTATTTTCTTCCTCAAATTTGTGTACATAGTTCATTATCGTGTACTGCACAAATTGAGTGTTGGTATTTTCAACGTTGTTATACTTGGCATCACCCATCTCATTTACTAAGTGAGTAGGTACACCCAACATTGTGGCTATTTCTGCTTTTTGGAACTTTCTATCATCTAAGTATTGAGCATCCTGGTGGTTCATCTTTAATGGCACGTACTTTTGACCTTTATCAAGTACGGGCGTACCCATATTATCTGCACCTAGACTCACATTTGCCCAATTTTCTCGCAAATTTCGCTTAGTTTCCTCGTTCAAACTGCCTTCCAACTCCAAATAACCACTACTCAAAAAGCCTTTATCATAGCTATTTTTGCCGTATTTCTGGGCTGAAATAGTCGCACCAAGCTGGTTTTTGTAGGCTTGTATTGGATTAATACCTACATATCCATTGTGACTTAACCCTTTGATGTGATACATATCCTCATAAAGCACCTTAATAGTTCCTTTTTCTTGATATTGCACCTCATAAACTACCGCATCATCATACACATAGACTGTAACATTGTCTGGATGTACTATTGAAAGTCCAATAGGTTGATATTGTGCATTTCTGCGAATTAGACTGTACCCGTTGCCGTAATTTATTACTGACTGCATCATGTACTCGTGCCAGTTGTAGCTATTCATGTTCTGATTAGCCATATCGGTAATCAACGGTACACTAGGATTATCGTAAATTGTTTTTCTATCGTTTTCGGTTGTTTCTACTAAATGTTTTGGAAGTCCTGAAATAGTGCCAGCTAGAATTTGAGAACATCTATTCCAGCTTGCAATTCCGCTTACTGAATCAATATCAACTGACGAAGTGCCAAACCCATACCCATAAAAACTGTTGTAATATGGATTAAGTTGGCTTGCTTGCCGCTTCTCTGCTCTCGTTATTTCTAGCCCTAGTATCTTCATTACTCAGTATCTTCTTCTTGCTTCTCGACTAGATTGTATGTCTTATCTAGTTCGTACTGTTTGTCTGCATCTACATCAGCACCCTCTAGTATTGCAGTAATGTAAGCGGATCGCACACCGTTTATCTGGTTTGCTTTCGCTTGCAAATCGTTCAACTGCTTTTCTAGCCCTTTTAAAGTCTTTTTCTGCTTATCCGTTGTCTCAATCATATTTCCCAATCATTTGCAGTTGTGCCGTATTGTGCATCTTGCTGAGTTAAATAAAGCAAGCCAGCCGTTAAATTAGCTTTAACTATATCCTCTTGTGTTGGGTCAGTTGGGTAGTTAATATCTAATGCTGCATAAAGAGCATTTACCTCTGCCCATGTCAAGGATTTGCTACTATTCCAATTCAAGAT